CCCGTCATCGTGTCGCCAGCGCGGTTGACCGGCGTGTAGCCCAGCGCGGCCTGCGCGCCCAGCGTCGCGCGCGCCGTCGCGGCGTCCACGTCGTCAATAAGCGTCAGGCCAAAGGCCGAGACGGCGGTTGCGTTGAGCGGCGTGTAGCCCAGCGCGGCCTGCGCGCCCAGCGTCGCGCGCGCCGTCGCGGCGTCCACGTCGTCAATAAGCGTCAGGCCAAAGGCCGAGACGGCGGTTGCGTTGAGCGGCGTGTAGCCCAGCGCGGCCTGCGCGCCCAGCGTCGCGCGCGCCGTCGCGGCGTCCGTGTCGTCGAGGAGCGTGCGCATGAACGGCGTGGTCGGGATTTCCTCGACCGGGCCTTCGACAGCGCCCCGGCCGAGCAGCACGTTGGCCCCCGCGAGAATCTGGTGCTCGGCGTTCCAGTCAGACGGCCGAACGAGCTCGTCGTTCTCCACGTCGGGGACGGACGAGACCTTGGCGTGTTTGACGGAGATGGTCATGTGCAGCCCTCAATCGCAGTCGCAAGACGCGACGGTGGCCCAGCCCGCAGGGGGGCAAACGACCGGCGCCGGCACCCAGCCATATGCGTCCGTGTCGGCGGCCATACTAGCAGCCCCCAGCAGGGCCTGCAATTCGACCGCGATGGGCAGCACGCCCGAGCCGGAGAGCAGCATCTGGCCGAGCGGCTGGTCGAGGTCGGCGGTGATGCCGCCGCCCGAGAGGGCGCCGTCCGCGGAAAGCGTGGCGGCGCCGAGCGACTGGTCGAGCGCGCCCGAGACCACGACATCGGCGTCGCCGCTGCTGGTGGCCGCGCCAAGGGCCTGAGACAGCACCGCCGCCACGAACACGTCCACGTCGCTGCTGCTGGTGACGGCGCCGAGGGTCTGAGCGAGAGTGCCAGCGACGACGACATCCACGTCGCCGCTGCTGGTGACGGCGCCAAGCGTAACCGCGAGGTCGCCCGAGATGCCGCTGGCGCCCGTAACGGTGCCGCTGGCCGAGAGGGTGGCCGCGCCGAGCGTCTGATTCAGGTCGGCGACGGGGCCCGATACGGGCGCGCCGAAGAATTCGAGGTTCAGCACGTCCGCCGCGGGCGTGGCGTCGGTCCACGCCGCGGCGCCGCCGCGGGGGTAGCGCGTGTTGAACGTCGGGTTGGCCATTACGGCGTCAGGTGGATAAGGTCGCCTTCACCGCGGATGGCGCCCGTGCTGGTGGTCGAGCAAATGACCGCCAGCTCCATGCACGCATCGTTCGGGAACTCCGACAGCCGGCACTGCGCCCAGTCGAAGTTGCCGGCGAGGTTGACGGTGGCCATCGGGAATTTGCCCTTGTTCCGGCGCGCGGTGAACCCGAAGTTTCCGGCGGTACCGGTGCTGGCCGACAGAATCACCGAGTTGATGCCTCGGATGTATTTGGCCGGGCTGGTGTTGGGGATGAACGGCGTCAGCGAAATCTGGCGCCCCGCGCGCAGCGTGCCGCCCACGGCAATGACGTTGAGGTTGCCGGTCGTGCCGTCGTTGTAGGTGACGTTCACGGTGGCGTTCGAGGCGGTCGCGCCACCGTCGGAATACACGTCGAGGAACCACTCGATGTCCGACCAGTCGGCGGCGCCACGCCGCTCGGCCGAGGGCACCTGCGTGTTCAGGTCAATCGGCAAGTTGGTCGTCTGCGACGTGGTGACGTTCAGCACCAGCCCCGCCTGATGCACGAGCCGGTCGCGCACGAGGAACGACATGCCGCTGTTGTTGATGTTGCCGATGGACAGCGCGCCGAGGAACGTGGACTTGGGCGCGGTCTGGTTGTTGAACGCGATGGCGCCGGTGAGCGCCTTCGTGCAGACGGCCGCGGCCGTGGGGATGGCGCCCTGCGCCGGCTGGCCGGTCGCCCGCCACAGCGAGAAGATTTGCCCCGCCGCGGCGTTGGCGAGGCTCGCCTTGTCAACGATGAAGGGGTCCTTATCTACCGCGAGGGCGCGGCCGATTTCGCTAACGTCAATGGCCATGTCAGGCGTTCGCCGCCGTCAGGGTGAAGGTGTTGACCGTGACGGTCTGGCCCGACGCGATGGAGATGTTGTCGAGGTTCATGTCGGCGCCGGACGCGGCCACGGTGCCCTGCATATGGCAGGTGGTGCCCGCGTTGTCCACGATGCGGAAGTGCGCCGCGGTGCCCGTGGCGACGGCCGTGCCGGTCCACGTGCCCGCCTTGGACTTGGCGCCGGCGCTGGCCGCGCCCATCCAATCCGCCGGCAGCGTGATTTCGCACAGCAGGGTGCCCGACGCCGCGGCCGCACAGTTGGCCGGCTGGGCGCCGGTGCGAATCTGGAGCTTGGCGGTGGCGCCGGCGGCCGTCTCGAACGCGTCGAGTCCGCCGTTACGTGCCGCGACCGAGAGCTGGATGGCCATGATGGATTACCCGAAAGACTTGCGCGAGCGCATGCGGAGGGGAGAGCCCGAGTGCTGGGCCTGCTTGTCGGCCTCGACCAGTTCGTCGAGGGTCTGGGTCAGCCCGGCGTTCCAAACCGCGAGCTGTTCGGCGTCGCGCAGGTACGGCGCGGCCTGCAGGCATGCGCCGTAGAGGTACGCGTCGGGGGCCTTGAGGAGGAGCCAGTTGGTCGTGTTCGAGGCCAATGGCGGGATGGTGCGGTAGTAGGCTAGCTTGACCTCGTTGGAGCCGCCGTTGAGCGGCGCGAGGGCCAGCGTGGTGCCTTGGAGCGCGTAGGCCCGGGGCGTGCCCGGGGCTTCGGTGCGGCGGATGTTCAGCAGGTCGTCGTAGGCGACCACTTCGAGCTGCGCGTCGTCGTCGCCGTTCTCCAGCCACACGTCCTTGGATTCGAGCCAGTCGTCGGGCAGCGCCGTTTCGCCGCAGTCGCCGACGGTCGTCAGCACGCGCACGAGCTGTTCGCGCAGGCGCAGCTTGCGGTTGAACTTGGCTTCGGCCAGCCGAATGAAGTCGGGCACCTTGGCCGCGAGGTCGTCGCGGTTGAGCCAGTCCAGCACGGACGCTTGGAGCTCGGTGTAGTTCGACAGGGCCATCAGACACGTCCGGGTCGGGTGCGGAACTTCATGTTCTCGGAGTCGTTGAGCCAGCGTGCAAACTTCTTCTGGTCGTCAATGACGCCTTTCTGCTTGAGGTCCCACCAAATGTTGAGCGGGAGCCGGGCCACCATCTGGCCCTCGCCCCAGCGCGCGCGGCTGTCGGTCGAGTTGAACGTCGCCGCGTTGATGTCGAACAGGGGCTCGACATCCTGCACGGTTTCGATGATGGACTCGTCCGCCATCTCGTCGTAGTAGAAATACTGACGCGCGCCGGTCAGCGGGTCCACGTCAAAGAGTCGCTTTTCCATTGTTCCCCCGTGGGAGAAGGGCCCGGCGAACCGGGCCCTTCGGTCACACCCCGTCTTAGACGACGGTCAGGTCGGCCGCGACGCCCAGCGCCTTCTGCTGGGAAATCTTGAGACCCCACTCGCCGAGAATCTGACGCTTCTCGGAGTCGCCGGTCTTCGCCAGCGCGTGCTGGAAAATCGGGCGCAGCCACGAGATGGAGAAATACTCCGGGTCGAGGACGAACGCGTCACGCTCGCGCTGGAAGCGGTTGGCGACAATGGAAATCTTGCCGAAGTCCGACACGTACACGTCGGCCGCGCCGATGATGGTCGCCTGCTTGGGCGCCGTCAGGTCGAAGCGGATTTCCGCGATGCCGGCGAAGCCGCTGGCACGGACCTTGTTGACCGGGCCGACCATCAGCATGCGCGGGGTGCCGCCCTCGGTCCACACCTTCTGGATGACATCCTTGAGGATGACTTCGGTGAAGGCGCGCTGGGTGCCGTCGGTGGCGCCGGTGGTGACGAGACCGCCGGAGAGCGAACCGCCCGCGCCGCCCGCGCCACGGTTGGCGTTGGTGACGAGGAAGGCCGGCAGGCCCGCCGAACGACGCGGGGTGGACGCAGTATCGCCGGCGACGGCAATCTGGTTCTGGAGCATGGAGAGCTCCATGTCCCGCTTGAGCTCCTTGCCGCGCTTGGCGAGCTGGTAGGCCAGCTCCGACTTGCGGCCGGCCTTCTTCACGCGCTCGGCCGTGCCGGAGATGACCACGTCCTTGCTGTTGATTTGCGTGTAGTTGGCGAGGCGGGTGGTCGGCGCCGAGGTCGAGCCGGTCACGTCGTTGCCTTCCACGACGGCCGACGCGGCGGTCGCCGCGGCCAGTTCGTCCACCTGCCACTCGAACAGGGTGTTGTCCGCGGTGTCGCGGCCCGCGTTCGACATGAACGGGGTGTCCTGCGGGCTGATGTTGTAGATGACATCGGCGAGGTCTTCGCGGACGCCGATGGCGGTGTAGCGGGAGAAAGTACCGGTTGGTGCGGGCATGGGAGCGGTTCCTTAGAGCAAGTGCAGGATGTTGGCGGCCGCGTCTTTGACGCTGCCGGACTTGGCGAGGCGCTGCTTGGCCTGCACAATCTCGGCGCGGCGGGGGCTCTTGCTGTCGGCCGGGGCGCCGGGGCGCATGGGGCGCACCTTGGGCGTCACGGGCGGAGTGCCCTGCTGCCGCTTGGCGGACAGCTCGGCGTACTTCATGGCCATACGCAGGCCCAGCACAGCGCGGTGGTCGGTCACTTGCGCCAGCTCGTCCTCGGAGAATCCGATAGACACGGCAAACGCCTTGACCTTGGCCCGTTCGGCCTTAGCGACCTTGGGGTCCTTCCACGCCGGGATGGCCTTGAGGAGGGCTTCGCGTTCCCCGACCAGCACTCGCTGGACGTGTTCCGCCTGCTCTCGCTCGTGAACCTGTGCGAGGCGTTCGTTCTCGGCCGCAATGGCCGCGAGCTTGGCTTCGCGCTGTTCGCGCCGGTTCCGATATACGCGTTCGAGCTTTACCGCCTCAATCGGGTCATGCTCGTAGAGCTTGTCCCAATCGGGCTCTCCCTCGTCGCCTTCCGTGAGCTGCTGCTGGAGGGCCGAGAGGAGCTGCGAGTATTGCGCACGCTCTACCCGCACGGCTTCGGCGTGTTCGGCGAAGGACTTGCGTTCTTCGGCCAGCGCCTGAGTCTTGCGGGTGTAGTCCGCCTGCCGCAGGTAGCCCTTTTTGACTTCTTCCACCGGGACCGCGGTGCCATCTATCTCGATGGTCGCGTCGTCGGGCGGCGTCTCGTCTTCGGACTCGTCTTGCGTCTCGTCGGACTCGACTTCCTCGTCTTCGTCGCCCGGCTCGCCTTGCTCCGGGGACTCGTCGAGGTCATCGTCGGCCGTGTCGTCCGCCTCGTCGGCGTCGTCTTCGGCCTGCAGCGCAGCCTCCCCTTCGTCACCCTGCTGGTCGCCGTCGGCGGGCAGGAGTGCCAAGATTCGAGCTTGCGCGTCGGAAATGCCAGTCCCACTATCCGTGGGGGTGCTGGTAGTGCCCATAGATTACCACCTTTTTGAATTCGGCAAGTGCCGAGTTAGAGGAAGTCCCGAACACCGGTCAGGTGGTCTCGGGCTTTTTCCAGAAGCGTGCGACGCTTGACCTCGGCCGCGGCCATCTTGCCCGTGGCCACGACCCGGCGCAGGTGGTCGCGCACCGCGTCCAAGTTCTGCAGTTGCTGGTAGAGGCGTTCCCGGCCGGGCAGGTCGGCCGCGTCGGACGTGGCCCACCGGCCGGTCAGGTCGGACGCCACGACGGCGAACGCCTCGACCATCAGGGGGTCATTGGACAGGCGCTCGGCGGCGAGGCCGCGGCGGATGTGTTCTTCGGTCTGGTCGGTCATTCAGCGGCTCCGGGGGCGGGCTGGGCCGCGGCCTGCTGGGCCGCGCGGTCGCGCTCGACCTCGGCCTTGAGCTCGGCCGTGTCGAGCTGGGTGGCGTACTTGAGCTCAAGGTCGCGCTTGCCCAGCCAGAAGTCCATCGCGGCCGTGTCGCGCTCGCGGTCGTCCTTGGCGCGCTCGACCTCGGCCTGCAGCGCCAACTTGGCCTGCTGCACCTGCGCTTCGAGCTGGACGGCGGCCATTGCCGGGTCCGGCGGGGGCGCGGGCGGCGCGGGCGGCTGGAAGTCCGCCGGGATGTCGTTGAAGAACTCGCCCACGTCGCGGTAGCCGCCGAGCTGAATCAGGCGGCCGAGCGTGTTGCGGTACTGGCGCAGGGTGACGAGCGGGTTGCTCAGGCCGTGGGTGGTCAGGATTTCCTCCTGCTTGGCCGCGACTTGGGTCAGGAAAAGGTACTTCTTCTCCTCGTCGCCGTCGCCCAGCGCCACGTTGACCGAAACATCGAGCTCCGCCGGCCACGTGCGCGGGTCCACTTCGACCCACTCGCCGCGCAGGCGGATGGCCCGGGCGCGGTCTTGGTGCTTCTTGAACAGGCCGTAGAGGCCCATGAAGGCGGGCTTGAGCGACGCGGCCAGCAGGCGCGCGACGAGCTCAATCTGCTGCTGGCTGGCCGTGACGGTGGCCGCCACCGCGGCGCGCGTGCTCGACTGCAGCGCATCCGCGTCGAGGCCCGCGGCGGCCTTGGAGATGCCGGTACGGTTCTCCTTGACCTCGTCCATGTAGGCGAGCACGGGCAGCACCTGCTGGCCCACGAAGGGGACATCCAGCGGCTGCACCATGCCCGGCTGGCGCATGCGCACGTAGCCGCCGTTCTCGTCGTTGAGCAGGTCCTCGATGTTGACCTGCGAGTCCACCACGGCCATGCGCGGGCGCACCGACTGCGACAGCGAGTCGAGCAGGGCGCGAATCATGTAGCTCTTGACGCGCTGGATGTCGAGGGTGTTGTCGGCGATGGAGCTGCCCACCCAGCGATGCGGCTCCGGGTCGGGGCACATGACCGAGAACGGCGCCGCATCGGCGTATTCGGTGTGCAGGATTTCGCGGTTGTTGCCGATGACGCAGACCTTGCGCAGCTCCGGGTAGCCGTCGCCGTCGTAGTCGTAGCGGGTGTAGAACTCGCCGTAGAGCGCGCGCGGCGTCAGCTCGCCGAGGTCCATCGCGGCGTCGGGGTCGCGCGCCAGCACTTCCTCGTTGTCTTCGAGCTCGCTGTGGCCCAAATGCGGCTCGATGTCCTCGGCCGAGTAGCCCATCGCCAGCAGCTCGTGCTCGGGCAGCTTGCGCTGCCAGCCGCACACGTCGGCGTCGGCGATGGTCCGCGCGTTGCGCGAGATGATGAATTCTTCCGGCGGGATGGCCGCCAGCACGAACTTGCCGCGCTTGGCTTCGCGGCGCAGGCGCACGTCGTAGAGGGTCGGGGGCGGCGCCGGCTGGCCGGTCATCGGGTCGAGCTCGGCCGGCTGGGCCTCGGCGGCCGTGTCCGGGTACTGCTTGAGCACGCCGACCTCGACACCTTCCTCGTCGAGCAGGACCATCAGGTCGAGCTCGGACAGGCCCTCGCGCTCCTCGAAGCGCAGGTCAACGCCGTCGTCGTAGTACCACGTGAGCACGCCGGTGCGGCGAATCAGCGCATCCTTGATGGCCGAGTAGAGGATGTCGAAGCCCGGGTTCTCGACCTCGACGATGTGGCGGACCACGTCGGTGGCCTGTGCCGCCACTTCGGTGGTGGCCGCGCTGCTGGGCGAGAACTCCAGCACGTGCTTGGGGCCGAAGAAGACGCGCAGCAGGCTCGGCAGCATCGCCTGCACGGTGTCGCGCACGTCGCGGCTGACGAACCGGCTCCGGCCGTCCTGCTCGTCGCCGAACTCGGCGCCGTGGTAGTAATTCGTGGCTTGGGCGCGCTCGGGGCCCAAGTCCTCGTCAATGTAGTTCGCCGCGGCTTCAATCAACGCGCCGACATGCGCCTCGAAATCCTCGCGGTTTTCGGTTTTCGACTTGCGCATGCGCCGGAGAACCCGTAGATGTAGGGGTGAGAGGGGTCCAGTCTATATGAAAAAAGCCCCCGGCATTGCGCCGGGGGCCCCGTCCCACCCAAGGACAGCGTCGGCGTCGTGTCTGCGCACGAACTTTTGCCGACGCCGTCAGGTTACACGATGGGCAGGTTGCGTTTCAAGGGCTTTGCCCACCCGCCGCCCGCGGACACGCCGTAGAGGGCCGTGCCGGCGTCGCCGGCGAAGGTCATCAGGAACCCATCGGCCACGTCGGGCGAGCGGCGCAGGCGCTTCTTGGTCGCGTCCTTGGACTCCACGCGCAGCTTGCCGGTGGAATCGGGCGGCAGGTACTTCACGCTCACGAGGTCGGCGCACAGGTCCTCGTCGAACGGCATTTTGCAGTCACGCTTCTCGAACCACGCCCGGGCGAGGAACCACAGCTCGGTGCGCAGGTTCGCGTAAGAGCCCTTGAGCGCCGGCGATTCGGACACGTTGATGCCGCGCGCCGGCAGCTTGAGCTCCAGCAGGCGGTCCACCACGCCCGAGCCTAGGCCGATGGAGTCCACGAGGATTTCCGCCGGGCGCTCGGGCACGGGCGTCTCGTTCCACTCGCTCACGATGACGCCCACCACCTGCATCAGGTCGAGCTTCTTCCACTTCTTGACCTTCTCCAGCAGCGTGTTGCCCTGCCGCTTGGCCAAGGTCGTGGAGTCGTCGCCGAAACGCGCCACGTCCACGCCCCAGTAGCGGGCTTGGGCCGCGGTGGTGGCCACGTCGCGCTGCATGGCGCCCTCGACGAGCTCAAGGCTGATGACAGTGTCGTCGTCGGAGCGCGGGAACTCGCCCAAAACGCGGACGCGGTAGGCGTTGGAGTCCTCGCCGTAGGTCCGGGCCACCTGCTGCACGAACGCCTCGGACACGAGGCGCGACGTGAGGCACGAGACGTGGATAGTGTGCCAGTCGCCGCGGTTTTTGTTGTGGGAGTCGAAGAAAAACCCGCTCGTTCGCGTCGGGTTGCCCAGCAGCAGCGTGGTGGCGTGCGTGCCGGACATCGAGCCGATGGCGGCCTCGAACACGGGCTCGGGCACGCCCGATGCCTCGTCGGCCACCAGCAGCACGTTCTCGGAGTGGACGCCCTGCAGGGCCTCGGGCGACTCGGCGCGCGCCGTTCGGGCCGAGATGAACGCGCCCTCGGGGTCGCCCACGAGCTCGACGCGCTCCTGCTTGACGTTGTAGAGCTCCTGCAGCGCCGGCGGCAGCTTGCGCAGGTTGGTCTTGAGCTCGGCGAACAGGGCGTCGAACAACTGGGCGCTGGTGGGCGCCGTGACGACGACTTTGACCGGGTAGCGCGTGGTCAGGAACCAAATCATGGCCCAGCTCGCGCCCGACGACTTGCCCACGCCGTGGCCAGAGCGCACCGAAATCTGGCGCTCGCCCTTGGCGATGGCCTCCAGCATCTCGACCTGCCACGCGTCGGGCTCGAACCCAAGGACTTCGCGCACGAAGGCCACGGGGTCGTTGAAATACTTGCGGACGAACTCCTGAAACGGGTTCTCCTTGGGCGCCTTTTTCACGCGACCTCCGGGCCGGGGGCCGGGGCGGCTTCCAGCTCGGCGGGCACGGCGCCCGGCCACGACACGATGAAGCCCGGGACCACGTGCAGGCCCTGCGGCCCGGTGTCAAACCGCGGCGTGACGGCGAACTGGCGCCCCGCTTCGAGCAGGTCTTGGAACAGGCGGCCCATCGTCGCGCGAGCGGCCGGCGTGTCTTCAAATTCAGCGGAGCAGGTGGTGGCCATCGGGTTCCTCGGGGGTGGCGACTTGCCGGAACGTGCCCTCGATGGGGGCGCGCTGCTCGGCGTTGACTTGCTTGACCGCCTGCAGGTGCAGGTCGGCGATGGAGAGGTTCACCTGCACGGCCGTCTTGGTCTCGCCGAACTTGTCCTTGTGCAGGAAGCCGGCGAGCTTGAGGGCCATGTTGAACTGGGAGTGCCGGAGCTGGGCCGTCTCGGGCGAGGCGAGGTCCATCGCCTCCCGGGCGTCCTCGACCATGCCGTCCACGCCGTCGTACACGGCCTCGTTGAGCACGCGGGTGTCCACGTACTCGCGCATCAGCCGGCGCAACTGCACGCGCTCGGTGCCATAGACCTCGGCAATCTGGCGCAGGGTTTGGCCGTCGGCCACCATGTCCACCACCTGCTCCCAGCCGCCGGCCGCCTCGATGCGGCGCAGCAGGTCCACTTGGGCGGCACGCCCCTTGCTCAGTGTCGTCACGGTCAGTCCAGCAGCTCGTTGGCAAACGGAAGGGGCGGCGGCAGCGTGCGGTCATCGCCAAACGACGCCTCGGGGGCCGAATCCTTGCACACTTTCGTGATGGTGGCCAGCCCCAGCCGGATGGGGAAGTCCTGCATCACGGCCGCCTGAATCTCGCGGAAGCTCGACCCCCGCATGCGCATGGCCGCGATGCGGGCCCGCACCGGGAACAACTGCGGGTGGGGCATCAGCTTGGCGAACTTGCCCTTGCCCTCGACGATGTAGCCGAACGGGGGCTTGCCGCCGGCGAACCCACCGGCCGCGCGCTTGGCCTCCTTGCCGGCGTTGACGCGCTCGGCGATGCGCGACCGCTCGAACTCGGCCATCGCCGCCAGAATGGTGAAGAACAGGCGGCCCACGCCGTCCTTGGTCACGGGGTCGGTCGAGATGTCGCCCACCACCAAGTGCACGCCGACCTTGGCCCACACGTTGGTCCGGCGCACCGCATCCTCGGCCGAGCGGAACAGGCGGTCCATCTTCGAGACCACCAGCGTGTCCCCGGGCTGGAGCTTGGCCACGAGGGCGTGGCCCATCGGCCGCTCGTGCAGGGACGTGCCGCCGGAGACGCCGCGGTCCTCGAACATCTCCTCGATGGTCCAGCCGTGGAAATCCGCGATGGCCACGATGCGGCGTCGCTGGTCCCCCAGACTGGTGCCGTCCACCTGCAGCGCAGTGGAGACGCGGGTGTAGCCGTAAACGGCCATCAGAGCTCCCGGCCCAACTCGGCGGCGCGGAGGCGCCGGGTGAGGTAGTCGCCCGTGACGCTAAAGCGCGTGGGCTCGCCGCGGGTGGTGGCTTGACCCCCCTCCCGGTAGAACGTGTCGGGCCGACGGGGGCCAATCGGCATCAGTTCCCCGGCGAAGTCCGCCGCCAGCCCCGCCACCGCGGTCCCCACGATGTCGAACCGGCCGGGGCCGGTGCGGACGAGCAGGCCGAAGCTGCTGAATCCCGGGCCTCGGCCGCCTATGAAGGCTTGCCCCGCGGCGGCCCAGCCGTCGTGGATGCGGCCGTGCTCGCGGAGCAGTTCGTTGGCCAACTGGGCCTCGTGGGTTCGGGCCGCTTTCGCGGCGTAGTACCGGCCGGTGAGGGCGCCGTGGTAGTCGGTGGGCATGTTCGTTCTCTTGGGTGGGTAGGATGTTCCGGCGACGATTCTGGCACGCCGGAACGGGGAAGGCAAGGGGGTCGCCCAAAATTTTTCAGGGGAGGGGGCGTGGCGGCGAAGGGGGGTGGGTGGGGGGTCTGCCGAATTTTTTGGAGCCGGGTAGGCGTGGAGTCCCGCGGTGAGAGCCGCCCCGGCGCGAAGGGGCACCCGGGGGGCCTTTCGTTAATTTTCCGTTACGCCCTTCCCCCACCCCATACGAATCAAGCACTTAGCCCAGTCTAGGCCGTGCCCAGCCGCCCCGGCCTTAACATTCGTTCCGGCGTTGTAGGTATCCGAACGAAAGTTAAGATGCGCTAACCCCTTGATTAGTAAGGCATTGCGGCGTGGAACATCGAGCACACCCCCAAGCCCCCACGTGCAGGTCGGATATTATGTCAAGTCGGATGCCCCCCGGCGCCCACCACGCCGGCACGGCCGACGTTACGTTATAACATTACACTCCCGACCGTACTCCCCGCCCCTGAACCGTATGGTCCCACCACCATACGCCCAACCCCGAACCCGTACGGTCCCCGGCCTGAGCTCGGCCGCTCCCAACCACCCCGCCGCATCGCCCCCTGACGCATTGACGGCTGACGCATAGGTTTCCGGTTAACCCCAGCACACGCATGATGTGCACGTACATACATGTATAGCTGTATTAGTTATTTATCTGTCAGAACTGTCTATCTGTCATTATCTATACTAATCAAGCACTTACGACTGACACAAGCCCTGACGGATGCACTTATCCACAAGCTCCATCCGTCCACGACCGACGAACGGTAGCTTTTGGCCGACGAACGGTAGTTAACTACGTCCAACCTGTGGCATACTGCACTCACTGGCACCGAGCCAGCATCTGACAGGAACCCGACCCATGCACTACCTTCTTAACATCGGCCTGAACATCCCCGGCACCGACAAGACCCTACCCGCCGCGACGGCGCTGGCCTTGGTCCAAACCCACGTCGGCCGCACGGACACCATCGCATCGTCGGCCGTGCACGCGAGCGACACCGAGCCCACGCTCGTGCTGCTGGTGGACGGCTGGCCCCCGTACACGAGCACGCTCGATGCCATCGCGGCCGGCTTGCTGCAGGACTGCGTCGCCTACTGCAAGGCCCGCGTGGACGCGGACGGCAACGTGGAGCCGCTGATTAGCACCGGCGAGTTGGTTGGCCCCAAGGCCGACGATTGGGGCCCGTTCAACCCGGCCTTCTTCATCCTGCCCAACGGCACCCGCGCGGCCTGACCGCGCCCCACCCGGCCAAGGACGGCCCCCACCCAAGGACCAAGACCCCATGAACATCGAACTGTTGAACGCCGCCAACGAAGCGCACAAGGCCATCGGCCGCGCCCGTGACGCGGTACGCGAAGCCGAGCGGCTGGCCAGCCGCCTGCAAACGGCCGCGCGTGATACGCCGGCCGCCATTCTCGCCGGCCGCGCGGCGGCTTTCGCGCTGGCCGCCGAGCGCGTCATCCAAGACGCCGACCACGCGGCCGCGCTGGCGGTCTCGCGCGCCACCGATTGCTGAACCCACCCAACCCAAAGGACACCGACCCATGAACACCAAAGCAAAGACCGACTCGCCCGACCTGATGCTGGCCAGCACCAAGCCCGGCCACACGTGGCGCGTGACCTGCTACAAGAACTCGGGCGGCAGTATCCAAGCCGTGGCCCAAGAAGGGCGCCGCATGCGCCACACCTACCGCGACGGCCTGACCGGCACGTCGTGGGAAACCGCCATCGGGCTGGCCGGCGACGGCGACCGCCGCCACAGGCTGGTGCTGGACTATCCGCAGGGCGCGCCCCTGACGCAGAAGCGCATCGCCGACGGGCTGTATAAGATGCGGCTGGGACTGCTGGCCAACGGGCTGGCGACCGACGGCCCGCTGGAACTGTTCGAGGACCGCGACGAGCGCGCCGGGGTGCCGGCGTGAGCGGGCCGGTGGACTGCCGCAACTACGGCATACCAGTGAGCGCCCCGGTGGATGTGCTGGCGGTGATGGACTGGGCGGAGAAGGTGGCCGCGAACAGGGTCGCGATGCTTGCGCGGCGGCCCGGTGCGACACTGGGCGAAACCGGCGACACGCTGGAGCAAGGCGCCGCGCGGGTGCGGGAACTGTCCCTTGCCCGCGCCGCTGTGGCGGAGCTGGTAGCGGCGGCGACGGCTATCAAGGCGAAGCGTGGCGGCACAATGGGGCTTGGCGCTACTGACGCCCGCACGGCTCGCCTGCTGGCCGCCCTGTCCAAGTTCGGGGGTGCGGCATGACCCGCCCGGTAAGTTTTGAACGCGCCTGCGCTCTGTTCGTGCATCGTTTCACTATGACGCACGTTCCGGAATGGGCCAAGCGGCCTATGCCGTTTAGCGGGAAGTTCTACGCGCCACAGTACCGCGATTGCCGCGAATGGTATGACTTGACTGTTTTCCCCGGCGAAGGAGGCATTTCAAAGGGTTCGCAGTATTGCCGGTCGAACGGCGAGACGTGGCCGCTGGGCAAATGGCTGAATTGCCAGTACCACGTGGCGGAGACCGCGCCATGACCGCGCGCCGCTACACCGTAAAGGAATCGGCGACGCGCACGGCCTTTGTCGTCAAGCTGGGCGCCGAGGTGCTGGGGTTTTTCCCCACCCGGTATCAGGCGCGCGCCTTCGCGGGCGAGCATGCGCAGCGCGCGCGTGGCGACGCGACGCGCGCCAAGGGCTGGCGCGTGGATGGGAGGCCCGAGCGATGATATGGGCCGCCCTTCTGGTGCTCCTGTGCGGCTTGGTCTTTGGTCTCGGGCTGGAAGTGGCCGACGCCCGGGACCGTGCGCGACGCGCCGAGCGAGAAGCCGACGAACGGTACGATTCGACCGACGAACGGTAAGCAACTACGTTTCACCTGTGGCATACTGACCCTGTACCAACCACCCACCCACCCAAGGACCTACTGATGGATGACACCCTGTACGCCAAAGCCCAAGCCCTGCGGACGCGCATCGAGGCGCTGCAGGAAGAAATGGCGGAGCTGGAAGACAATCTCGACGACGGCACGCCCGAGCACGCCGCCGCGGGGCGCGCGTGGCTGGCGCTGGAGTCTGCCTACACCCACCTGACCATTTTCACCTGACCCACCCGCCCGGCGCATCCCGCGCCGGGCACCACCCCAAGGACCCAAGACCATGCGCAAGATTGAACAGCAACTGGCCGCCGCCATCCGCGACGGCCGCGACTTCCGCTCCGGCACGCGTGACCGCGTGCGCCGCGACCCCGCCACGGGCGACCTGCAGGTGGAGCTGCATGGCTCCCGCATCGCCACCATCCCCGCCAACAACCTGCACGCACCCCCGCGCGTGCTGGTGAGCCTGTGCGGCGGGGACACCCCGACGACCCGCTCGCGCGTCAACGTCGTGCTGGCCGCGCTGGTGCCGGGCGCCTACGTGGCGCGCATGCGTGGCCGCACGGTGCTGATGCACAACGGCGCCGGCCACGTGATGGACCCGAGCGCCACCTACCCGCTGAGCCGCGACGTGGCCATCGGCGGTGCCGCGTGAGCGCGACCGCCATGAAGGGGGAGAAATGAACAAGAACACCACGCCGCGCGAGCGCGCGGCCGAGCAAGCCCTGCTGACCCTGCGCGAGATGCGCACGGTGTGGGCGTCGTACAAGGCCGCGCGCCAAACCCTCCGCGACAACAGGCACGGCGAAGTGGACTGGGCGGCGCAACACGAAGCGGTGTGCACGGCCATCGCGTGCGAGGCACGCATGGCCGAGCTGCTGACGTTCCCGGCGCCCACCGACGACCCCAACACCGCCGACATCCCCGGCCGCCCCGGCTGGCCCATCGAAACTGAGACGGAGAAGTGACGTGAGCAACGAAGAACGGACGGCGCACGGCGCCATCATTGTGCGAAACCCCGAAGACGTGGCCGCGCTCGCCGACGGGTGCGAGTTCGAGTTCGAGTTCGAGTTCGAGTTCACGGCGTGCGCGGATAGCTACGACGCCCCCCGCGGCTACGGCGGCTGGATTTCCGTGTCTGCCGACCACGCGCAATGGTGCGTTTGTAACGCCGACCTCGGCAAGGTGCGTGCGTGGCCGCGCAAAGCGCCTTCGGTGTCAAACGAGTACGCGCGGGAGCAGGACCGGGCGAAAAACGAGGAGCGCCGCCGGCTGATGCAGAACGTGGCCAACGTGCCGCGCGGCGACATCGGCCACGCCGAGGCCGAGCCGCGCTGGGACCGCGAGGAGCCCATCCCACTCAGCGACAACCAGAAAATCATCCGGTTGCTGGAGCGCATCCTGCGCGCATTGGAGCGCAAGTGAGCCGGCCGCTGCGGTTCGTCGTTCTGCTCGTCGCGCTGCTGCTGGTGGCCGTCGCGCTGGCGTGGCTGTCGGGGTACAACTTCGACCACCGCTCGCCTTGGGTGGGCGGGCACGCGGCCTTGGCGCTGGCGTTCGCTTTCATATTCGCCGGGGTAGGCGCGCTGGTGTGGGAGGACATGGAGTGAGCAAGACGCGCATCCCCAAACCGGCCAAGCGCACGCACCCGTGGCGTGCGCAAGGCCCCACAACGGCGCAGCGCGCGCAGCGTGAGCAGAGCGAGCAGCGCGTTGTCCCCTACAATCAACGCATGGGAGTCAAAGCATGAAAGACCACATCCTACTCGGTCGCACGCTGCTGGGCGTCAAGATAGCGTCCGACAAGCAGGCGCTGCTGTTTGAAACCGACACCGGCGAGGTTATCGCCGACTGCGAAGGCGATTGCTGCTCGCACACGTGGGTGGAGTCGGTGGAGCTGCCGGCGCGGGGATTCCCGGCGCTGGTCACGGCGGCGGGCGACATTCCGCTCAACGAGGCCGAGGACGACCAGAGCGGCGAGCTGGCGTTCTACGGGTTCAAGATTGAAACCGACAAGGGCACCATCATCGTTGACTACCGCAACGCGTCCAACGGCTACTATGGCGGAAACCTGTCGTGGCCGGGGGATTACCACTACGGCGGCGTGTACGGCCAGAACATCTCCAAGCACGAGTGGCAGGACATTGCGCCGTGACCAGTGAAACGAAATTGCCGGAGTTGCCGCTGCCCGATTACTGGTTGCCCGGAGGCTACACCGCCGACCAAATGCAATCCTACGCCCGCGCCGCCGTGGAGCAGGCCAAGCCCGAGGGGGTGGAGGCGGTGTGGTTCTGCGACGGCCCGGAAGGCTATTTCTACCATGACGATTTGGGCATGGCCCGGAAGTTGGTCAACCTGATTGACCCGGAAGGCGACGATTGGACTATCACCAACATAGCCAACCCGTTTGGCACCATCACCCTCCGGGAGAAGTGAATGGCCACCATGACGAGAGAGCGCCAGAAAACCGTGCTGCTGGCCGTGCGTTCGGCGTTCGATGGCATCCCCGAGCCGTGCGAAGAACGTGCCGCCCTCGACCTCGCCATCGCGGCGCTGGGCGGTGGGTGGAGGCCGATTGAGGAAGCGCCGAAAGGTGGCGGAGCTGAAATGCGGACTGACCCGAAGTGGGTTGACCCTCCGAAGGTATTGCTGTTGTTCGCGGACGGGAGCCAGTCCGCTGGTTATTGGGACTGGTACTACGCTGAAGGTGGACGCGGATACCGTACCGGAGTGTCGGCATGGATTGAGCCGGTTAGCGGAGAGCAACTGGCGATGCACTACGACGAACCCACCCACTTCCACCCCCTTCCCCCTTCGCCGCAAGGAGAAACGAAATGAGCAAGCGTGGTGATGAGCCGGCGTATCCGGAAGCGGGAATGACCGGACTACCGAATGGGGATTTCCTCTACGGTCGCTCCGGCATGACCCTGCGCGAACACTACGCGGGGCTGGCGATGCAGGGGTATACCGCTAACGGCGCAAACCTAAGCCCGAGGGACGTAGCGCATTGGGCGCTGGAATACGCCGACGCCCTAATTGCAGAGCTGGAGAGCGCGAAGTGACCGCCCCTGTGCGCGGGTGGGTAATGACGAACGCCGAGCTTGCGGAGGCGATAGCTTGGGCTTCAAATGCAGCCTATCGCACGGCGCATAGCTCGCCCCGGCATCCGATATTACTTGAACACTTGCGGGCGCTACTGGCCGCACAAGCTTTGCGGGCCACGCAATTCACCATCACACCGGAGGAAACGAAATGAGATACACGCCGTGGCGATTCCCTGAATGGGAAAACATTGGCCGGGTGCATGAATGGCGGCGCTACATTAGCGACGAAGTTCGCACCATGTGGCCGACCTTCACCGATGCCCAGCAAGCCGCGCTGTACCGGCAGGCCAATGAAATCGCAAGCTTGGAGGAATGGCCGTGACCCTGCGCGACCGATGCGAGGCGCTGGTGCGGGAGTGGCGGGCAGACATTGAGTCGGCTGGCCCGCTGAACAAAAAGGACTTGTCGCCGCAACGGTTCGCCACCGCCCTCCAAGCCGCCCTAGACGCCACCGAGGGCGAGGCGTTGGACGCCGCCATTGACCAAGCCATGAAGGAGAGCAAGTCGTGAGCGACCTTCTTCGCATGGACTACATCAATTCGCTAGGCCAGTTGTACGGTGACGTTAGCGGCGATTGGTGGCCGATAACCCTTATCTGCGTAGAAACGGGCCTTTGCCACATTGACGTTATCGGAATGACGGAGAACAAAAGGTTTTCAGACTTCCGGCGAATCAAGGACGACGGCGGGGTGGAGTACGACCCGGATGTTTTTTACACCGACTACGAGGAGAGCAAGCCGTGACCAGTAAAACGAAGTTGCCGGAAGCCGAGCTTTGGGTCGCCACTGGACTGCGCGGGCTGGAGACACACCAGCCAAATCACGTTGTCGGCGTTTCTCGTGATGAAGTGAACGAGGAAGTCGAAAGCGCCCACGGCCCCGGATGGACGGTGTGGACGACAGAGCCGTACTACACCGCCGAGCAGTTGCAAGCCTACGGTGACGCCCGCGAAGCCTACGCCCGCGCCGCCGTGGAGCAGGCCAATCCCGAGGGGGATGCTTATGAATCCCTGATGGTATCGTCTGCTGAAACCTACTTCCGCGAACTCAAGGCCCCGCCCGCCGCTGCAGTGGAGGGGGACGCGCACTTCACAACGGACAACGCATCCACGCGCTACCTGTGCGACGGGCCGAACGGATACTTCTACACTGGCGACATTGAAACGGCCCGCAGGCTGGTCAACATCATTGACCCGCAGGCCGAGGATTGGACTATTACCGACCTAGCCAACCCTTACGGGAAGCCCGCCGACAGCGCCGGGGTGATGGAGGCCGCGCAAGCTTACATTGAACTTTTGGAAAGTTGCACAGACGGGTACTACTGCGTAGAGGAATCTGAACAGTTCAAGACTTACCGCGCAGCACTCAGCGCGGCGAGTCCCAGCGCCGGGGTGACGGAGGCGATGGTGGAGCCACTGACGGCCAGCATGTGCCATCACCCGGAGTACGCGAGGGGTTGGAACGATGCGCTTGCCGCTGCTGGTGGCGGCAAGTGAGCCGCATCGAGTGGGTGCTTCGTTGCCAAGCCCCGAGTTTCGTCAACCCAGCCTATCGGTGTGACCGCGCTAAAGGTCACGGCCCTAATGGCGACTACTGCGCCAAACACGCAGAGCCTATGCACCAAGCCCGCATTGCAAGTGCCCGCGAAGCACTCAGCGCGGCAAACAACACACAGAGGAAGGACCGATGACGATTCCCGTTCGCCCCACGCCCGCGCACGTTAAGGCGGTGCGCAACGCCGTAGGCTGGACCCAGAAGGAGCTGGCCGCCCAGCTTGGCGTGTCCGTGACCAGTGTCTCGTACTGGGAGCAGGGCCGACGCCACATGGCACGGCCCGTGTGGAGCCTGATGCTGATTCGCACCGGCATGGTCAACACGCCGGCGTTCTTCGACACGCTGGAGGACGCCGCGTGAGCGCGCACCCGGCGCTCGGCGTGGACCCGGGGCTCAACGGAGCTATCGCGCTTTACGACGGCGCGCGGGTGCACGTGTGGGACATGCCGACGGTGCACGTGGCGCGCAACGGCAAGAACAAGCGGGAGGTGTCGCCCCTGATGCTGGCCTACCTGCTGCGCGAAGCCGACATGCTGGCCGAGCAGAAGGCCCCCGATGGCGTGCTGCGCGCCTACGTCGAGAAGGTCGGCGCGATGCCCGGGCAGGGCGTCACGTCCATGTTCTCGTTCGGGCGCTCGCTGGGCCTCGTCGAGGGCATACTGGCCGGCATGACGGTGCCCACCGAGCTGGTGCTGCCGAGCGCGTGGCGCAAAGCCATGAACGTGCGCGGCGGGAAGGACGGGAGCCGCTTGCGCGCGCAGGAGCTGCTGCCCGCGCAAGCCGGCCTGTTTGCGCGCGTCAAGGACGACGGCCGCGCGGAGGCCGCCCTGATGGCGATTCTGTGCTACCAGAGGAACGTCCAGTGAAAGAGCTGTTCCCCTACCAGCGCGCCGGCGCCGACTGGCTCAAGACGCAAGAGCGCGCGATTCTCGGCGACGAGATGGGCTTGGGCAAGACGGTACAGGCCATCGTCGCGGCGTCGGAGCTCGGGCTCAAGCGCGTGCTGGTGGTGTGCCCGGCCATCGGCCGCGGCAACTGGCTGCGCGAGTTTGCCGAGTGGGCCCCGGAAATCACGCCCGTAGTTTACAGCTACGACGAAGTGGTGCGCACGCCGCTCAAGGTGGCGCCGGTCGCCGGCGTGTGGGACCTGCTGATTCTTGACGAGGCGCACTACCTCAAGACCCCGAAGGCCAAGCGCACCGCCGTCATCTACGGCACCGACCAAGGCGCCGGCCTCAAGGCGCGCCTCGCCAAAGAGGGCCCGCCGCGCAAATCGGCCGTCGAGCACTCGCGCCGCGTGTGGCTGCTGTCGGGCACCATCGCGCCCAACAACGCATCGGAGCTGTGGACGCACCTGCACGCGTTGTTCGGCGAGACGCGGCGCTTCGTGACGTTCATGAACGCCTACTGCTACACGCGGCCAAGCCCGTTTGGCAAGGGCTACACCGTGGGCGGCAACAAGAAGAAGATGATTCCCGAGCTCAAGGCCAAGCTGGCGCAAATCATGCTGCGCCGGCGCGCGGCCGACGTGCTGACCGAGCTGCCGCCCATCACGCTAGGGCCGCTGCTGCTCGACGGCAACGTGGTCGAGGGGATTCAGCAAATGCTGGAGTTCGAGGCCGAGGCCATGCGCGTCAACGAGGCCGCGAAAATCTACGCGCGCACCGGCGACATGGACCTCGCGCTGGCCGAAGCCTCGCCGCAGCTTTCGGTGCTGCGCCGAGAGACGGGCCGGGCCAAGGCCGCCGCCGTGGCGCGCTATGTCGGCGAGGAGCTTATCTCGGGCGCGATTGATAAAATCGTGCTGTTTGCGGTGCACCACGACGTGCTTGACACGCTGGAGCGGTTGCTGGCAGAGTTCGCTCCGGTTCGCGTGGACGGCCGCGTCACCAATAGCCAGCGCAACAAGGGCATCCACGCGTTCCAGACGGACCCGTCCCGGCGGGTGTTCATCGGCCAGATTCAGGCGTGCGGCACGGCCGTCACGCTGCACGCCGCGAACCAACAGGTGTTCGTGGAGCAGTCGTGGGTGCCGGGCGAGAACGCCCAAGCCGCGAAGCGTTGCCACCGTATCGGGCAGACACGGCCCGTTTTTGTTCGTGTTGCGAGCGTAGCGGGTACGCTCGACGAAGCCATTGACCGCGCGCTCACCCGCAAGACACGCGCGCTACTCGAAATCGAAATCACCAAGGAGTCCCACCCATGAAACTCAGCCTCACCGTTTTTTTCGACAACGTCCACCTCGTCATCGAGTCGGAAGACCTCGCCGCCTTGACTCGCGCCTTCGTCACCGTGCGCCAGCTCTCGGCCGAAGGCCACCTGCCGACGCTGGGCGCCCCGAATCCGCCCACGTTCTCCCCGGATTCCGGCGTCTATGTCGGCACCGACGGGCTGGCCCACGCCACGCCCGACGCGGACCCGAATGTCGTGCCGCTGCAGCCGCGCGACGCGCGCGAGACCGAGCGCCCCGGCAGGAAGCCGCGCGTGAAGAAGGACCCGCCGCCTGCCGCGGCCGAGCCCAAGACGGACGGCAAGCCGGAGGAACCCACGCCCGAAGTCGCCCGCAAGGTGACGCGCGAGGAAGCCACCGACGCGCTGACCGCGCTGCTCAAGGACAAGGGCAGCGACGTGGTCGCCGCGCTGCTGCGCCGCTTCGGTGTGCCGCGTTTCGGCCTGTACGTTGCTGACGACTACGCCGAGTTCGTCGCCGCCGTGAAGGACGCCTCGTGAACTGGGGCCTGTTCTGGGCGTGGGCCAACGTGGGCCTGTCGCTGGCGGTGGTTATTCTCAGCGCCCGCATCTACGTGCTTGCGAAGCGGGGTGCCCGGTGAGCGCCGGCGCGCGGGCCGCCATGTACGTGGCGTTCTTCCTCACGACGCCGGTCATCCTGCTGGGCGTCGCGTGGACCTTCGTCGCCCATGCGTGGGTGTTTGGCCGGCACGAAGGCGAGGAGCTGGTGTACCGCTTCCTCAAGGGGATGCACCTGTGACCGCCGCGCACGCTTCCTTCGGCGCATCCGGTTCGCACCGCTGGCTGGTGTGCGCGGCGTCCGTTCCCCTGAGCGCCGGCATGCCCGACACGACCAACGAGCACGCCGCAGAGGGCAGCGCCGCCCACGAGCTGGGCGAGATGGCGCTGCGCAGCGGCAAGGACTGCGACACGTACTTGGGCATGGTGCTCCACCAAGACGGCTTCGAGTTCGAGGTGGACGACGAGATGGTGTCCAACGTGCAAATCTACGTGGACTACGTCCGCGGGCTCGGCGGCGAGTTGGCCATCGAGCACCGCTTCGACTTGTCGAAGATTCGCCCGCCGGTGCCGATGTTCGGCACGGCCGACGCGGTCGTTTACAACCCGGGCGAGTTCGTGCTCGAAGTTGTGGACCTCAAGTACGGCCGCGGCAAGGTGGTGGATGTCGCGGACAACCCGCAGCTCAAGTATTACGGGTTGGGCGCGCTGCTGGCGATGAAGCCGGGCACGCCGGTGGACTTGGTCCGCCTGACCGTGGTGCAGCCGCGCGCCGGACTGGGCGCGGTGCGCAGCTTCGACATCGGGCCCGAGGCGCTGCTCGACTTCGCACTTGACATAATCGAGGCGGCGAAGCGGGCGCTGGCGCCCAACCCGGAGGCCACGCCCGGCGACCACTGTCGCTGGTGCAAGGCGGCCGGGGTGTGCCCAGCGCTGCGCGAGCAGGCGTTGACGGTGGCCAAAGACGAGTTCGGCGAGCTGCCGCGGCCGGCCGACCTGACGCCCGAGCAGTTGGTGGCCATCCTCGACAAGGCCGACATCATCGAGGAATGGCTGCGTGCGTTCCGTGGCCACGTGTTCCGGCAGGTAGAGTCGGGCGTGGAAATCCCGGGTCTCAAGCTGGTGCCCAAGCGCGCGATGCGCAAGTGGGCGGGCCCCGAGGAGGAGATTGTCAAGCAGCTCACCGAGGCAGGCGCCGTGGAAGCGGACCTGTATAAGCGCGAGCTGGTGTCGCCCGCCCAAGCTGAAAAGCTGGTGGGCAAAAAGAAACTGCCACAGGGCTTGATTGCCGCCGTTTCTTCTGGCTACAATCTGGTCCGCGACAGCGACCCCCGACCGGGTGCGACCTTGCTCCCGGCGGGCCACGAGTTTTCCACTGACTGAGAGACCGCGATTATGTCCGAGAAAATCATCACCCCGACGTTCCACATCTCCTACCCGCAGGTGTTCGAGCCCAAGGCCAACGACCAAGGCGAGTTCTTCTACTCCGCCTCGTTCGTCTTCCCGGCCGGCACCGACCTGAGCAAGCTCAAGGAAGCCGCCGTCGAGGCGGGCCGCGAGAAGTTCGGCACCAAGTTCGACGCGGGCGTCAAGGCCGGCACCTACAAGCTGCCGTTCCGCACCGACACCGAAGACAAGGGCTACCCCGAAGGCGCCACGTTCTTCTCGGCCAAGACCAAGACCAAGCCGGGCATCGTGTCGCGCTACCCGGGCCCGGACAACAAGCCGCAGGCCATCCACGACGAAGACGCGGTGTACCCGGGCGCGCTGTTCCGCGCGTCCATCCGCTTCTACGGCTACGAGGCCAAGGGCAACAAGGGCGTCGGCGTCGCGCTGAACAACCTGCAGAAGGTGGGCGACAGCGACCGCTGGGATGGCCGCATGAAGGCCGAGGACGAGTTCGAGGCGGACTCGGACGAAGCCGCGGGCGGCAACGACCTGCTCGACTGACCCGGCCCCCGCGGCTTCGCGGGTTTGGACAAGCGTGGCCCCGGCTTGGCCGATACGGGGCACTCTCACCCACCCAAGGAACAGACATGGACAAGCTCCCGATTCTGGTCGGCTTCGCCGGCCGTAAGCGCGCCGGCAAGACGCTGGCCACCGAGATTCTGATGCAGGCGCACGGCTTCATCGGCATGGGTTTCGCCCAGCCGATGCGCACGTTCGTCGCCGACCTGCTGGGCATCTCGCAGGAAGACCTCGACACCATCAAGGAACACCCGCTGCCCCAGTTCAACGGCATCACGCCGCGCAAGATGCTGCAGACGCTGGGCACCGAGTGGGGCCGCGACACGGTCCACCCGGACCTGTGGGTGCTGACCGGCATGACGGCCGCCGACCGTGCGCGCGCCGCGGGCTACGCCGTCGCGTTCTCCGACGTGCGCTTCATCAACGAGGCCGAGGCCATCCGGCAGCGCGGCGGCTACATCATCGAAATCGCGCGCGACGCCGCCGAGAACAGTGGCGACACGCACGTGAGCGAGGCCCCGTTGCCGGCGCCGCTGGTGGACGGCACGGTGGTCAACAACGGCACGCCGCAGGAGCTCTACGAAGCCATCGTGGACGAGCTCAAGCGGCTCAACTTCCGCCGAGACATCGTCGTCGAGGCGTGACGTGAAAGACGCCGCGCACCTTTACATCACCGATTTCGGCGTGGTCTCGCTGTCTGCCAAGACGGTGGAGTACCTCGACAGCATCACACCGGAGTGGCGGTTGATGGTGGACAAGCCGGCCAAGACGCGGCGCGACCGGGCCAAATTCCGGTTGCGTCAACGCGCGCTCGTCAACGAGTTGTTCGCCGCGTTGCGCACTTGCAAGCGTCGCGCCTTCGTGCTCGACGAAGACCTCCGGGTGTTCTGATGCTCGCCGAAATCTCCCTCGACTTCGAGACCCGCAGCGCCCTCGACTTGAAAAAGTCGGGGGCGTATGCCTACGCCCAGCACGCTTCGACGGACGTATGGTGCATGGCGTGGGCCTGCGATGGCCAAGACGGCCTGTGGCTCCCGGGCGACCCACCGCCGGCGTGGGCGCGCGACGCCGCGCTGCGCGCATGGAACGCGCCGTTCGAGCGCGTCATCTGGGAGTACGTGCTGGTGCCGCGCTACGGCTTCCCGCGCGCGGCGCTGGAGCGGTGGACCTGCACCGCGGCCGAGGCCCGCGCGATGGCCTTGCCCGGGTCGCTCGACCAAGCGGCGAAGGCGCTGCGCGTGCCGGCGGAGAAGGACGACGCGGGCCGGCGCCTGATGATGCGCATGGCCCGGCCGCGCGCCACGGTCAACGGCGTGCACACGTGGTGGGACGACAGGGAGCGCCGCGAGCGCCTGTACGCCTATTGCAAGCAGGACGTGCGCGTCGAGCAGGCCGTCAAGGAGCAGGTGCGCCGGCTGCGCCCCGCCGAGCGCGAAGTGTGGCTGCTCGACCAGCGCATCAACGACCGCGGCGTGGGCCTCGACCTGCCGCTGGCGCGTGCCGCCGTGGCGATGGCCGCGCGCGAGACCGAGCGCGCGGGGCGCCGCATGGCCGAGCTGACGGACGGCGCTGTCACCAGCATCACCGACAACGGCGGGCTGGCGCGCTGGCTCGAAACCGACTCCGTGGCCAAAGACAAGGTCGAGGCGCTGCTGGCGTGCGCGGAGCCGGGGTCCAACGTGGCCAAGGTACTGGCGCTGCGCCAAGAGGTCGGCAAGTCCAGCGTGGCCAAGTTCACGGCGATGCTGGAGTCTGCGTCGCCCGACGGTCGCGTGCACGGGGCGCTGCTCTACCACGGCGCCGGCACGGGCCGCTGGGCCGGGCGCCTGATTCAGCCGCAGAACTTCCCCAGCCGCGGCGTGCTGGAGCACAGCATCGTCGAGCGCGCGCTGCCGTTCGTGCTCGACGGCAACGACGAAGCGGTCGAGCTGGTGTTCGGCCCGCGCCTGCAGGTGCTGTCGTCGGCGCTGCGCGCGACGCTCGTCGCCGCGCCGGGCTACACACTCGTCGCCGCCGACTACGCGAACATCGAGGGCCGGGTGCTGGCGTGGATGGCCGGCGAGGAGTGGCGCCTGCGCGCGTTCCGCGAGTTCGACGCGGGCGTGGGCCCCGACCTTTACAAGCTCTCGTACTCGCGCGCGTTCGGCGTGCCGCTGGCGCAGGTGGACAAGGCCATGCGCCAAATCGGCAAGGTCATGGAGCTGGCGCTGGGCTACCAAGGTGGCGTCGGCGCGTTCCAGACGATGGCCCGCGGCTACGGCGTGGAGATTAGCGACGAGCGCGCTGACCAGCTCAAGGTGGCGTGGCGCGAAGCCTCGCCGGCCGTGGTGGCGTGGTGGTATGCGCTGGAGCGCGCCGCGCACGAGGCGATGGGCCCGGCGGGCGTGGGCGAAGCGCGCGGCGTGGTA